CTGTCCTCTCTTGAGGGCGCGTTCATCGGTGTCAGGCAGCGCGGCACGGGGGCGGTGCCGACACTCGAAGGTCTGCAAATCGACATCAAGGTGGATGCCAGCAAGACGGCCCCGTCATCGCTGATGAACGGGTTGCGGGTCGAGTTGGATCTGTGCGGAAACATGCCGACGGATTCGTACGGTGTCGTGGTCCGTAACCGGACGGACGGCAACTACACGGAACCGACGGCAGCGTTCAAGGCGATCAACGACGCCACCTCCGGATGTCAGGGATTCGATTACGGCCTGGACCTGATGTCGGCGGCTGGGAAAGCGACTGTCAGGCTCGGTGAAATCCGGTTGTCGGCGCAGGATGCCAACAACTTGCCGTGTGTGATCTTCGCCGGATCAGCCACCGACGACGCCGGGATCGTGTCCGCTGTCGGTGCAGATACGCTGTGGGCCGACGGGTCGCTGTACATCTCGGTGGTGGACGGCGGCGGACTGTTGTTCCAGAAGCGAAACGACACCTGGACTTCGATCTAAGAAGCGGCTGATAGGTTGGGGGTATCTTCGGGTGCCCCCAACCCGGAAGGTGAAAGACGATGCCTGGCCCTGGCGGCCCTAACCAGCCTGTCGATGCGTGCGGCGTAGAAGCCGACTACCACAGCGGTGCCCTCTACCGAGTCGTGTTCGAGCTGCAACCCACGTTGGGGCCGGGGATGCCGTTCCGGTTCATCCGGCCGCTGTGGGAGGAAGAAGCCACCCTCTGCGAATACCACCTGTATCCGCCAGAGTTCTCGACTTCGACGGGTGAGCAACCGGTGTACCGGTTGGGGGTCGCCTCAGATGAAGGTATCCCGTTGCGGTTGATATGGAAAGGAGAGATCGTTTCCGAATGAACCGAGAAGATCTTGAGACGCGGCGACAAGAACTAGAACGGATGCTAGAGGTTGCCCGGGGGCGCCTTGCTGCCGACCTGGAGGCGGTTGAACAGGGGCAGCGACTTGTCGCACAGATAGAAGGCGGGATCGTTGAGACGGACGGCTGGATTTCCCGACTGGACGTAAAGGAGTAAACCGTTGAGTGAACAGACCGAGGACATCGGCATCGAGCAGGTGACCCTTCCGTTGGCCCGCCGCAAAGTGGCGATTGTCGGCTTCGCGGAAGGGCACCGTCATAAGGCCCCGTTCAACGACGACGAGTGGGAGATTTGGGGCCTGAACCAGTTGCACAAGGTTCTGCCCAAGGTAAACAGGTGGGACCGCTGGTTCGAAATCCACAACCTTGACATGTACAACGCTGACACCCCGGACAACATCGGCCACAAGAAATGGTTGATGGAGTTTCCGGGGGTTGTGTATCTGCGGCCGCAGGACATGGGCCGGTATCCGATCCCAAACGCGGAGGCATATCCGGTGGATGAGGCGGCCGCCAACTTCGGCCGCTACTTCACCAGCTCCGTGTCGTACATGGTGGCGTTAGCGATTCTGCTGCAACCGGACACGATCGGTCTATGGGGTGTGGACATGGCCCAGGACTCGTTGTTCAACGCGGAATATAGCCACCAACGGCCGTCGCTGGAATACTTTTTGGGGGTGGCTGCCGGGTCTGGCATCGAGATTCTGCTAGCCGAGGGATGTGACCTTCTACGCGCGAGCCACATGTATGGCATAGAAGATCCCGGCCCGGTGTGGGACAAGCACATGCACAGGTTGGAGGAACTGAACCAGCGGAAGGAAGGGTTCAGGAAGGAAGCTAACGAGTTGCGGTCCCGTGCCGACCAGTTGATGCACGGTGTGTCTCAGTTGGATGGTGCGGCACAGCAGATCCATTACGAGTTGCGCGGGTTGTTGACCCCCGCGGAAGACAGGAGCATCTGATGGTTAGACCTCAGCGGATTTCGACGTATACGACTTCGACGGGTGTGGCGGGCACCGTGAAGTTCGGGACTGGGTTGTCGGCTGCTGTTGCTCACATTGATAATCCGTCTACGAAACCGTTGGACTGGCATATGGAGGGTGGGGTTGGGCCGTCTACCCAGTTCTTTGCGTTGAATGCGGCGACGACGACGACGGGTACGGCGATTGTGAACTCGACGGCGTCAGGTACGTTCGACAAGGTGCGGATTGTGCTGGCCGGCAACGATTGGACTTCCACGATGTCTGCGAAGTCGTTTGAGTGGTGGGTGCTCGGAAGGTGATGTCATGGGTTCTACGGCGGATTCGGATCGGGTGCGGCGGCTTGTCTATGGGGGTTCGACTCGAAGCGGGTCGCTTTCGACTGGTGATATCGACTCGATAGTTGATGATGCGGCGTCGGTGTGGTTCGCCGCTGCCGAGGCTGCGGAGGCTGAGTCTGCTGCTGGCGGCGGGATGGTCAAGGTCGGTGACCTTACGATCATGACCGGCAAGAACTATGCCGAGGTGGCACGCCGGTTCCGGCGTAAGGGTGCTACGAGCGCGGCACCCTATTTTGGTGCGGTGACCCGGTCGGACAAAGACACAGAACGCACCGACATCGACCGGCCAGACCCCGAATACTGGTTGGGTATGCACGACAACCCGACTGTTGGTGGGGCGACGGGAGACTACTGATGGGTTTCCCTGCGGCGTTCCTAACGTTGATGAACCAGACGGTCACCGTCCAAGACATCACCGGTGTATCCACAGACGGGTACGGCACCGCGACGTATTCGACGGCCAAGTCGCTGTCGGCACGGGTGACCGGCACAGCCGAACTGGTCCGCACGTTTGAGGGGTCGGAGGAGACGGCGACGACGGTGGTGTGGGCCCGGTCTACTTCGACGTTCAGTCCGTTGGCGAAGTGGACGCTACCGGATGGCACGTCGCCGCCGTTGATGCGGGTCGATTCAGTGTTCGACGAGGACGGTGTGTTGCATCACTTGAAGGCGTATTTCTGATGATCAAGATCACGGGGCTAGACGAGTTGGAGCGGGCGTTGCGGCAGGCCGGCGACACTGCCTATCGGCTGTTGCGTGTCGCGTTGCGGAACGAAGCCGAAACGGTGATGACCACAGCCAAACTCCGCACCCCGGTAGACACCGGGGCGTTGCGGGCATCCGGCCATGTCGCAGACGAATCCCGACCGGGCAAAGCCAAGATGACACTGGCATACGGCGGTGCAGCGGCACCGTATGCGATCTATGTGCACGAGCTTACAGGGAACCGGCATCCGGTCGGTCAGGCCAAGTTCCTTGAGTCGGCGGTGTTGGAGGCCGCACCGAGGATGGGCAACCGGCTAGCCGACCATGTCCGCCGCTACGCCGGAGACTTCCGACCATGATGCTAGACGACCTCGCCACCTGGCTCGACACACAATCCACGGGCCTCGCCGTCCGCAAAGGCACGGCCGGGAACCTGCTGAAAGGCCAGGTCGTCTTTGATCTCGGCACCGACTTTCCGAACACGCTCGTTGGCCTCTACGAAACACAAGGTATCGAAGCATGGAAGTCGTTTAGCACCTCAGCGTATCTTGGGATCGAGGCGGAACGGCCACGTCTCCAAGTCACCTGCCGATCCTCGGACTATCCGACCGGCCGCAACCTGATCGAAACCGTCTACACGCTCCTCGACGGGATCAAAGAATCGACGCTGCCGACCTCCACCGCCGGCACCGTCTACCACTCTGTTGACGCCGCCCACCCGCCGTTCTTCATAGGCCGCGACGACAACCAAAGGTGCATGTTTGTCTGCAACTTCCAAGTGGTGAAGGCGGTGGGATGAATGGGACTTCCAGGTGACCCGGTGGCACGATCCGACCAGCTTGTCGCAGCGTTGGCGACATGGGCCGACCTGGCCGCTGCAATGAAGATCCAGTTGCGGCGGCACGGGTTCTCCGACCCGGAGTCGTTTGATCTGACGTCGGATTGGATGCACATTCTGGTGATGAACGCCGCCGAACAGTTCGTGATCGGAGACGGGTGATGTGGGATGTCAGATGTCACGGCCCGTTCAAACGTCCCGGCATGGGCGGCATCTGCAACCAGCTGCTCTGCCGTGTCACCTGTGACACACATGGCACTCTTGAGGTCAAATGTCCCCGATGCAGAACGGTGCAGCGGCTCCGTATCGGGGCTTCGGTAGCGACGGCAACAACATAGGAGACAATGATGGCTGCAATCTCAGGCAAGAACGGTCTGGTCGATTACGACGGCGGGCAAGTGGCCCGCATCGCGGACTGGTCGCTGGACATCAACACCGACACACATGATGTGACGTCGTTCTCGACGGACGGTGTCCAGTGGCGGTCCTTCATCTCGGGACTGTCCGCATGGTCTGGTTCGTTCAACGGGTTCTTCGATGAGCCGGGTTCGACCGGCCAGTCGGACTTGCAGACGAAGATGCTTGCCGCGACGACCGGAGCGATCAAGCTGTACACACATGAAACGAACGGCGACTACTACTCCGGTTCGGTGATCCTGTCCAGGCAGACGGTGTCCGCAAACGTTGCGGGCGACCCGGTGTCGGCCGGATGGGACTTCCAAGGAACCGGGACGCTGAGATGGACGACCGCATAGGAGGCGATCATGGCTGCTATTAGCGGCAAGGTTGCCCGTATCCGGTACACGTCTGCGACGGCGACGTCGTCAACTGATAACGCTGCCACGCTGGCTCCCGGCGGGTTGACGTTGACGATCGACGCCGACGCGAAGAAGGCGTGGGACCGTGACGTGTCCACCGCGTTGAAGGTGTACGACGGGTCCACTCTGGTCCCGACATCGCAGTATGCCGACGTGGCGTGGCCGATCGGGCAGGTCACTCTGTCGTCGGCGCGGTCCACCGGCAACACCTACACGGTCGATGTCGAGTCGTTCACCAAAAACTATCTGTGTGGCGGCCGGTCCTGGTCGTTGGACGTGGACGTGGACATGCTCGACGTCACCTCGTTCTCCTGTACCGGCGGGACGGTGCAGTGGCGATCGTACAAGCCGGGCCTGTCCCAAGCCAGTGTTGGGATCACCGGGCTGCTGTCCACCCAGTATTCGACGGGTCCGGTGTGGTATGACCGGATCGCCGCCGACACCGACGTGGTTGTGGAGTTGGAGGTGGGTACGGTCGGCCAGTGGACCGGATACGGCATCATCAACAGGGACAACGTAACCGAGTCGGTGGACGGGCTCACCGAGGAAGCAATCGACCTACAGATCGATGGTCAAATCTACTGGACAACCGGATAAGAGAGGAAGGACATTCCCATGAGTCTGCGAGACAAGATCCTTGCGGCTGCGCCGGCGATGCCGGCCGAGGCAGCCAAGTTTGGTGACTTCGATATTGAGATCAGGGCGTTGACGGCTGCCGAGTCGGCCGGGTTCCTGAAGCGGGTCATGTCCCGTGACCGGGGCGGCGACTTGCAGGTCGATTTGGGCAAATGGAACGTGGAGCTGGTGATCGCATCCTGCTATGACCCGGAGACGGGTGAGCGTCTGTTTGAGGCTGGGGATGTTGAGACGGTGGGCCGCTGGCCTGCCGATGTGATCAACGAGGTTGCTCGTAAGGCTGCTGGACTGTCGGGGTTGGGCAGGGAACGGGAGTTGGCGGAGGAGTTGAAAAGCGAACCCGGTTGACAGGTACGCGTTGAGGTTGTCGGAAAGGCTGGGCATGACTCGTGATGAGATGATGATGCGCATGTCCAGCCTTGAGTTTCATCAGCGGATGGCGGCGGATAGGTTGGATGCGGCTGAGGCGGAGGCTGCTCGGCAGCGTGCGGAGCGGCAACGGAAGTTGAGGCGGTATGGCTGAGATCACGGTTGCGGAGCTGGTAGCGACTCTTGAGGCGAGGACGGCACAGTTCGAGCGTGAGATGCGTTCGGCCCGTGACGAGATCGCCCGAATCGAAGGTGCCACCGATTCCGCTACGGACGGAACGGGCCGACTGTCTGGCGCAATGGGGACACTCAAAACGGCTCTGATTGCCGCCGCCGCGACCGGCGGTGCCATGTTCCTGAAGAACACATTGGATATGGCGGTCGCCGCGGAAGAAGCCGCCTCCGCGTTCGCCACCACCTTTGGGCCGGCCACCCAGGACATGACCGAGTTCGTGGAGGAATCCGCCAACATGATGGGCTTCGCCACCCACGAACTTGAGCAGATGTCGGCGGTTACCGGCAACGTCATTCAGGGGCTCGGCGGCACCGAACAAGAATCCGCGCAGCTGTCGCAACGGATGGTTACCCTCGCCGGCGATGTCGCTTCGTTCTCCAACGCTGCTGGCGGAGCACCCGCAGTGTTGCACGCGTTGCAGTCTGCACTCACAGGTGAGCGGGAAGCCCTGAAGACGTACGGGATTGTCGTTACCGAAGCCGAAGTCCAGCAGCGTGCCTTGAACATGACCAACAAGGCGTCGGTGTCCGAACTCACCGCGCTGGACAAAGCGTTGGCGACGGTGGAGATTGCCTATGACCGAGCCGGTAAAGCCGTCGGTGACCTGGAACGCACCCAAGACTCGACCGCGAACCAGATGCGCGAACTCAACGCTGTCTGGAAAGAAGCTCAGGTCGCTATCGGTGAAGCCCTGATCCCGGCCGTCGAGGAACTACTCCCTATCTTGAAGGAACTGTTGCCCGCATTGGGCGACATTGTTGCCGCCGTAGTGGGGCTAGCTGCACCAATCCTCCAAGCCCTTGCTCCGGGCTTGGAGGCTTTGGCCCCATTGGTCCAGAGCGTATCGCAAATGTTCCAAGCTCTACTGCCCGTTATCAACGACGTGTTCGGGGCGCTCGCCGGTGTCATTCGGCTGTTCGCCGAACTGACAACGTCAATGACGAACCTGACGCAAGGTCGATCGAGCACCGTTCCGCACCTGATGGACAAAGTTCGTGAAGCGATGGAACTGTCCCGCGACGAGGCCGGCAACCTAACAGGCGAGTTCGAGAACTTCGATAAGGCAATGGAGGATGCTTCCGAGGGCATCGAAGCCATCGTTGAAATGTTCGAGGAGCAAGAGGAAGCCGAACAGGCGCTCATTGATTCGGTGAGCGCCCACGAGGAGATCCTCGACAAACTGGACATGACGCAGGGGCGGGCCGAAAAGTCCGCGGCAGATCTGGCAGCAGCAACCGACGATCTGACCCGGCAGCATCAGGCGGTGCGCGATGCTGCGCTGGCCGCGTACAACGCTGAACGGGAACTTGCCGATCAGCGACTCGCCGCCCTCGACCCGTTGTTTGCGATGCACCGCGCCGAACAGGAACTCGCCGCCGCCGAAGCTACCCTCACCGACCTGAAAGCTCAGGGCAAGGAGGGCACAAAGGAATACCAAACTGCGTTGCTCAACATGATCCGCGCCCAGGGCGAATACAACGTTGCACAACAGGAAATGCAAGCCCAAACCGGGGCGTCCACTGGGGCGGTGTTGGCGCTCGGAGACTCGGCGAACCTGTCCGAGTCGGACATCCGGTCGCTGCTGGATTGGATACGGACTTTCAACTCGACCCCGATTGACCCGAAGGTGATCCAGTTCATCGTTGAAGTGACCGGCGACGACCCGCCTTCGGGCGGGCAGACACCGAGGCAACACGGCGGTCCGGTGCGGACGGGCATGCCGTATCTCGTCGGTGAGGTTGGCCCGGAGCTGTTCATACCAGACACTTCCGGCTATGTGATGCCCAACAGTTCGTTGAACGTGCCGACAGCACCGACTGTTCCAGCCATGATGGGTGCCGCGGCGACAATCAACAACTACGTTTCGGTGAACGGGAACGTGTTGACGGAACGATCATTCCAAGACTTGGTGCAAGAAGCCCTGTTGCGGGTGCAGCGTAGGAATAGGACGACGGGTATCCGATGAGTAACTGGCCGAAAGTCACGTTACGGGCAGCGTTCGGGAGTGTGTGGACTGATGCGTCGCCGTCATGGACAACGCTGCCGTCTACCACACTGCAGGGATTCACCTACACCAGGGGTCGGGATCGGTCGTTGGATCAGGTGCAAGCGGGGACGGCACGGTTTGTGTTGGATAACCGGGACCGCCGCTACGAACCCGGCTATGCGTCGTCGCCGTACTACGACGATCTGAAGATCGGGGTGCCGATCAATCTGCGGGCCGTCTGGTCTGGCACTACGTATGATTTGTGGTTTGGGTATGTGACGGCGTGGCGTCAGGTGTATGCGGAGGGTGGCAAAGTCTCTGAGTGTCATGTTGATGCGGCGGATGTGTTCAACCTGTTGGCGAACTATGCACTGTCGAAGTATCCGACGTTGGTGACGGGGACGACGGGGCTTGTCTCGTATTGGCGGTTGCAGGAAACGAGTGGTTCGACGGCTGTGGATTCGGCATCAACTGAAGCTGGGATGCATAACGATGGTGTGTACGTGGGCAGTCCGACGTTGGGGTCGTCTGGTCCGTTGGCTGGTGATAACTACAGTGTGACGTTTGGGTCCACTAGGTATGTGGATGTGGGGGCTCCGTCTACGGGTGCGCCGTTTGACGCGACCGGCGATTGGACGTGGATGGCATGGCTGCGGTTGAGCAGTTGAGGGTGAACGATGCCTAACCGGGCGGCGCGTATCCGCGCGCTCCTTGAAGCGGCCGGTGGCGAGATCCTTGAACGCACCCGCTATGGGATCAAGGTCCGCCTGCCGGACGGTCGTATCCGGGTGCGTCAGAGCCTCGGGTGGATTCACACCGCCCAGGGTGAGGAGATCGACACCGACCTTGACGTTGACGAGACTCCTGAGCCTTGGGCGGTTCGTGCCCGGGCGGCATTGGATTACGACTTTCGGGGCGGCGACGACGGCACACGCCGATACATCCCCCGCAAAGCCTTCCCTGACGAGTGGATCGAGTTTGGACGCCCCGAGGCCCGGATAGGCGGGAAGTGGCGGCAGGTCACGTTGGGGTCGATGACCCGTGACCGGAACCGGCTGATCTGGGACCAACCCTCCTATGCGGTTGAGGTTGTGTTGTTGCCGCACAAGATGAAGCTGAACTTCGTCTTGAAAGAAGCCTCGGCGAATCGGCCGTTCCGGTTCCCTGTCTCGTTGAACGGGTTGTCGAAGGATGGCCGGTATCTGCGGGGCGGGGACGGGGAGGTTGCGTGTGAGTTGTCGGCTCCGTGGTGGGCCGACTCGTCGTCCCCGGAGCAGCATGACGTTGATTGGCTGATCAGCGGCGGCTTCGTCTATTTGGATGCCGGTGACCTGACCGAGGCACAGTATCCGGTGGTGATCGACCCGACTGTCGCTGTCGCAGCAGGAGCAGACGACGGGAACGGCGACGGCGGCTACGGCTATTCAGCAACAACAACCTATCTCATTATCGGCAATGACGGCCTAGGTGGCCAAACCGTGTGGTTGCGGTTCGACGGGATCGCCGCCGACCAGGGAGCCACTATCTCGGCGGCCACTGTCGATTTTGTAGCCAGTCATAACAAGTCTGGCACAACCGTCTACACCGACTTCTTCGGCGTGGAGGAATCCGACCACGCCGCACCCGTTTCGTCGGCTGAATGGCAAGCAGATCATGCCCTTCATACATCGGCGTCAGTGCCGTGGGATTCGATCGCAGCATGGACCGCAGGCACCACTTACACGTCTCCAGATCTTGCATCACTCCTGACCGAGATTGTGGGACATGGCGACTGGGTGTCGGGGAACGCTATCGGCATCCATCTGGACGACGGCGGTTCTTCAGCTAGTGCTAGCCGATATGCGGCTTCTTACGAGAACACGTCCTATGACCCACCAGAACTCGACTACACCGTTGGAACGCCACAGATTCAACTGCCGCTTCTAACGACAGTCACTCTTTACCCGCCAGAAGTGGTCGCCACTTATGCTGGCTATGCCACCACCGTCAACGCCCTAAATCCGATCGCCTATTGGCGACTCGGGGAATCATCCGGCACCACCGCAAACGACGAAACCGGCAGCTACGACGGCACCTATGTCAATACCCCCACTCTGGGAACTACTGGGCTCATCGCCGGAGATGACGATACCGCCGTCACGTTTGCTGCTGCGTCATCGGAGCATGTCACAACCGGTACCAACGTCGGCGACTTTGATCTCGCTGACTCGTTCACGCTTCTCGCCTGGATCACCCCGGCGCTCGACAGTAGTGACGACGCGATCATCGCCAACGCCTACTCGGCGGCCGGATGGGAGCTGCGGGTCACGTCAGCCAACAAGATCCGGTTCATCCTCATCGAAGATGGGGGGAACTACAAAGGGATGGACTCGTCGGTCCTATCCGGCTCCCATTTCGTCGCCGCCGTTTGGAACGGATCAGCGATCAGCCTGTATGTTGACGGTTCTCTTGATAACGCCACCCCGGTCACGGGCGGCACCGTCACGACGATCACCACCGCCAATCCGGTTTACATCGCCCGTGACCCGAACGGCAACTATTTCGATGGCGTTCTGGACGAGGTGACGGTCTTTGACTCGGCCCTGTCGAGTGACGATGTTGCGGATCTGTGGACAGCAGGGAACGCGCTTCCTGTCTCCTTGCCGTGCCTATCAACCGGCGTACTGTATCCGATGCGGGTACAGCGAGAAGAACGGGTTACGCTTCCATTCCTCGTCGGAACTACCCTCTATCCACCGACGATACAGGTCAAGTCTCGTGTAGAGCTGCCGTTTCTTGAAACAGTCTCGTTGTATCCGCCGACAGTCGAGGCCGGTTCACAAATCGACTTGCCGTTCCTTGAACCCGCCACCCTGTACCCGCCGACGATACAACAGGAATACCGGATCAACCTCCCCTACCTTGAACCGGCGACGCTGTATCCGCCGACGATACGACGCGAAGAACAGATCATCCTACCCTACCTCGCCTTCGGCACCCTGTACCCGCCGACAGTGGAAGCCGGCGACGTCCAGCTCCCATTCTTGGAGTTTGGTGTTCTGTATGCACCAACCGTCCGGGCACAAGGGCTAATCAAACTCCCGTACCTGGAACCCGCCACCC